GCATAATCTTCAGGATCGGGGATATGATATCCTACCCACGCACCCAGGGGCAGCGTGCCAGGGGGAATCCCCATTTTGGCAATCTTCTCTGGCGTAAAAACCATCGCTTCAATCAGCACGCCGCGCGAGGCCCCCACATGCTCAAAATTGAGGTCGCGTGACTCTTTGACATAGGCATAAAAGGCCTCAGCGAGATCGTCAATCTCGACCATATCGCCCTGCAAGTCAATCAGTGTGTCGCCGTCTTTTGTCGCAGCGACCGAGGCCCAGCCAAAAACGTACTGCTGTATATCGTCCATTTTCGTCAGCGAGATTTCCCATGCAAGTGGTGCCATGAAAGACTGTCCTCTCCCTTCTTGAGAAAATCCGCCTATGCAACAATTATGTCTTTTTCGTTCTCTTTTTGTCAATAGAGGAAGACATGCAAGAAGAAGCGTGGAGCAGAGAGCAGAGAGCAGAGAGCAGAGAGCAGAGAGCAGAGAGCAGGACGTTCGGATCTGGGGGAAGCCTGATTGACGTCCTCCCCCTCCTGCAGGAGGGGAAGAGAGCAGTAGGAAGGAGAAGCACACCAGCAGCGTCCCGTAGGCGATGGGGCAGGGCGTGTGCCCTGCCCCCTGGTGGCTACTCGCTGTCGGCCAATTCCTCAACGGCCACCAGGTCCACGCCTAAGGCATCACGTAACGCTCTGGCCTTGGCCCTGGTCAGCGCCACGCGGCGGAAGTGCAGGGCCACTTTGCGGGTGGTGTTGGCCGGAGTCGCATCGCCCGCTTCCTCGAAGCGGCGCCCATCCTCAAAGGTGGCGACCGCCTGCGCTAAGCTCAACTCCGCATCGTTGAACGTCCAGACCGCTGTCAAGCTCACCAGGCCGCGTGCCTGCGCCATCTGGAGCAACCCGGCAAACCGCACGAACGGCTTGCCCTGAATCATCACCACATGCTCCGGCGCGATGCCCTGCGCCGCCTGCGGTGCGGCAGAAGCCACGGGCTGGCTCGCCGGGGTGCCCGCGTCCAGCGGCGCCTTGACCAGCGCCTGTGCCCGCCTGGCAATCGCTGCACTCAGGCGATGCTTGCAGAAGCCATGCGGTGCCTTGGCGAAGTCTTTGCAGTCGCACTGCCCGTTGACGACGCGGTAGACGGTCTGGCCATTGGACTGTGAGGCAACCTTCGCGGTGTTATCAGGCAACAGCTCGACATCGCCTGCCAGGACGATCTTGACGGCTGAATCGACGCGGCCGTTACACTCGGGCAACTTCTCGTGCGCCCTGGCGGCGATTTCTGCCACGGCGTCGCGCCAGGCGGCCCGGCTTCCGAAGTCCGGAGCGGACATCTCTTCCCAGGAAAACTCATGCACTGCGACCATTGCTATGCCCTTTCCCCTACAAAGGGTGTTGTCCCTGGCCGTTGGGAAGGGACGAACTTCCCAGCGGCCGCTGCATTGCAGCACTATACCGTAATTGTGGTATAGTGTCAACGGGCATATCAAGAAAAAATACGGTAGCTAGAAAGTTTTTTTACGTGCTATATTTGGGCACAAGAGTTATCACTACTGCACTTGAGAGGGAGGACAGATGGCGCGAGACAAGGGGGAGCACCAGCAGGCCCTCCTGGGGTTACGCCTCATGACGGCTGTGCAGCGGCAAGGGTTGTCGGTCTATGCGCTGGCGAAGCGCGCCCAACTCCCGGTCAGCACGGTGCAGAAGATCTGCGCCGGCGCGGGAAAGCAGCCGAGCTTTTGGACGCTTGTCGCGCTGGCCAATGCGCTCGGGCTCAGCCTGGATACGCTCGCAGGCCACCGCGGGAGATGTATCGGAAGATCGGACCCCGAAAAAAGTGAGGGGGAGCCCCCCCCAAAGGAGGGGCTTTAGACAACGCTACAGCCGTTTCATCAGCCGCGCCAGCACACACAGGCCCGTTTTCTTGCTCCCGTCCTTCGCCGTGTACGAGGTCCATTTGAGTTTGCCTGCGATCAGCACGGCCTCGCCAGCGCGCAGCTCTCCGGCGTACTCGGCAGCACCGCTGTAGACCTCACACGGCACGTACAGTGTGAACGCTTGACCAGCCGGGCCGGCCTCAGTCAGCCGCAGCGTGAAGCTGACCTGCTGCGTGCCGTGGTCGGCAAAACGTGTGATCGGGTCCCGTTCAAGCGTGCCCGTCAACGTGACATGGTTCACATCGGTATCCATGGGCATCGTTCCTTCCGTCGAATCAGGGCTGAGGCTCTCCGCACACATACGCCCAGGCCAGCCGCTCGGCCTCCTCACGCGACAGCCCACCACAGTATTCGGCAATCGCTGCCCGTTCGCTCCACTCTTCCACCAGGTCCAGCAACGCCGCTTCGTGCGGGCGCAGGGCGTCGAGCAGCGCGGGCGTCAGCGTGCCTTTGGGCGCGCGACAGCGTACCGTGCCATCCGGAGAGGGCGTCAGGATGACACCCAGCGCATGCAACTGTTGGAGCAGGGCGAGTGCAGTCATACAGGGCCTCGTTACCGGCGGAGAGTCGTCCCAAGCGCACAGCGGCATTGGGGATGCGCAGGGGGATAGAGCACTGCGCCACCAGGCGTGCGAAAGGGGGTATCGAGGCCTACACCGTCAGGATTCAGGCCAGGGATCGCACGACACAGCGGACACAGCCGATCGTCCAACGTCACGATCCAGGTTCGGAGGAGTTGCTCTGGTCTCACCAGGCCCGCACGGACTGCCTGTTCCCAACGGGCCTGCTCCCCGGCATGCGCAGCCCGTGACGTCTCTGTGCGGGCAATAACTTCGGCCCGTTGGAGGCGCAACGCCTCTGCCCGTCTCGTGACGAGGGCCTGAATACGACTCGGCGATACGCCGGCCGCCTGCAACCCCTCACGATAGCGCGACAGACTCTGTGCCTGTCGCGGTGTCAACCCTATAAGCGCAGCAATCTCTTGTAGTTGCTGTGCCACGGGCATACCGCTCTCGAATGCGCGCCGCAGAATACCGCGAATGGCCTCCCGCGTTGTCTCGTCAATCGCCATAATCTGCCGGCCCACGAACGTGGCAATCGCGGCCAACGCTTCAGGGTCTTGTACGTTGAAACGGACGGCGACGGTCCCAGAAGCCTGCGCGGCCTGCAGTGCCAGGGTTTCGAGCTGCGGCGCAATAAGAGCCTGAAACTGCGCAGTCCCGTAGCGCTCCCAATGGCGCCGCAGCAGAGCAATGGCTGCGGCGCCATTCCCGGCTGTCAGCGCGTCCGCGATCTGGTCTGCGGGGATCGACAGACCGGCCTCCCGCAGAATCTGGACCACAGCCCGGAGGATGGCTGGCGTGGCAGTATCGGCAAGCTGGTGCAGGAGACCAGGAACATCCTGGCGTGCTTTCCCATAGCGCGTGACGCGGGGGCAGGCAGAGGCAGGAGGCCGGAGCAGCAGCGAGCGCATACAATTATCTCTCTTCGCCCCGCCAGAGCTGGCTTTTATGGTAGAGATCGATCTGTAACTGCAAGAATTTTCCCAGATCCAGGAGTTCGCGTTGCAGGCGGGCGTCCAAAGCCACAAGGGCCTGCTCCAGCCGCGTGGCACTGTGCTCGATCATATTCTCCAGCTGGGTCTCGCGGAGCAGGCTACGTTCCTTGCTCGCGCGAAACTGTGTTTCCACTTCAACAAATTTTTCGCGCAAGGTCGCAACGATCTCTCGGTTTTCGGGATGGCCACGCAGCTTGCTGTGCTGGGTCAGCATCTCGTGCATGTGTATGAGGGATTGGCTCAGCTCGCGCCGCACGGCATCGATCTCATGGCGGATCGGAGAGACAATCGCATAGACGCCACTAATGAGCGCGACCAAACCGACGACAACGCTCACAACCATGGCCTCTTTGCTCATCCCATTGGGACGGGAACCATTCGTCTGGGCAGTCATAGGTTGTTCTCATGTGCTTTCCGTCTGTCCACGCTGCCGCACGCGAGTATGCGCGCGTGGGAGCCCTACGCCGGCTCGACGTCTACCGGGGCAGGAAAGCCAATCTCGGCTCGAATGTGCGCCTCATCCTGCGGATACAGGATCATACCGGCCTGCGCCAGACGCAAGATCCCTGCCGTAAATTTCTCAAAATCTACCTGACGAATCCGACCAGGGCGCAGGGAGGGCATCGTCTCCCGTGGGAGCGCGTTCAGTTGCCAGAGACGCGGAATCGCGTGGCGATTGATCACCTCAGCGATACTTTCCAAGATCGCGGTGAGCCCCATCGTATACAGCGCGCCCAACTCTTCGGCCAGGGCCTGTGTCCCGACCTGCATCAGGCCAATCATCAACACATTGGCGAGCACCGTTTGCAGAATCCGAGTATCGTAGCGATGAATAATCGCGCTCGTATCAAACTGTCTGGCTCCGCCGGTGGACATCAGCTCGAACTTAAACAGTTCATTGTTGCGGTCATCATAGACCAGGGGCGTCACCAGGCATTCCTGTTCGTCCCGATGGATCGAACGACCCATCTTTTTGATATAGTCAAAAATCGCCTTTTCCCCAGGCGCAGCATCGGCCAGCATATACTGGACCGGAATCCGGGCATGGAACAGTCCGGCCAGATCGCGCTCGATGCCGATCCCTTCAATACGCCTGATATGTTTCTTGTAGTACCAACTCTCATAGGCAGATCGTAAGAGGCTGCGGCCCTCGGGATTCCCTTTGTGGGCAAAGATGCGGAAGAGGAGCGCCTTGCTCATTGGAATCGTGACAAGCGTGCGCGCCAGGGGATCCTGCTGCACCATGCCCCGTATGCCTCCGCCAGCGTCCATATCCCAACGCAGCAGCGTTTCCTGCGCCCGCAGAGGGAACTTCCGAAAACCCAGCAACCCGTCGTCATACTGGCTGGGCGCCCACCAGGCCCAGGCGAGATCATCTGGCACATAGCCAGGCGGCGGTGACTCCCCAAGGCGCCGCTTCCAAACGATCTCATGGTACGACCAGCCATAAATCTGGCAGGAGAGCGCCTCACTCAGGAACATCGTCCACGACTGGGACATGTCCCTGAAGAGCATTCCCTCGAGCAGCGCAGCATGGTCGCGCGCGCGCTGGTCTTCGCTGGCAGGCACAACAGACCAGGGCGCCTGGCGGCAGAGCATTTCGTTCGCAAACAGCAGCGCCCCAACGACGTCGTCATTCGCCATCCTGCCAAACGTGCGCACGCCATGGAGCCCAGTAAGGTCGCGGACATACTCTTCACTGACAATCCCGCTGTAGGCTTTCAATCCTACCGTGCCGAGTTCGGCCAGGAGCATGCGATCGTGCTGCGTCACTGCCCCGTTGTCTGCCATGGATGTGCCCCTCTACACGCGGATATCCCACTGGCTGGGTTTTGCCAGGTCTGCCAGGGCTGCCGCAATATCACTATGCGGGAGCCGGTGCCGCGCCTTTGCCGCACGATAGGCGAGCGCCAGGGCGACAAACCCATCTGGCGGATGGCCCGAACCATACAGGTCCTCCACCGTACAATAGTACAATTGGCTATACAGACTGTCAATCATCGGGCTGACAATCTCATGCCGTTCAAGGCCAGCAACGCACTCAGAGAACAGGTCCGCCCTGGCCCGTCCGGCCAGGACCATACCACGCGCCGGTTGCGTCAGATAACCGTCAACAACATCACCAAGTCCGGTTTTATCGTGCATGGCTAGGTCGGCGTGCCCCGACCGGCCACGATAGCGCAGGATGCGAGCATCAAAGCAGGCAACCATCTGTGGCCACGGCAGCCGGTGCATGCGTTCATATGCCACCAGGCAATACGGCAGCGTGTCCGCGCGCAACGTGACGATCTCCGTCATGTCCTGGACCCTGGCCCAATCAGCCCCGTGGGCATACAGGGCGTCAGGCCTGGGCGCTTCTACTTCGATGCGCTCTTGTTGCCCGCCTCGATACCGCCCACGGGCGGGATCAAACATGGCCTGGACGGCCGCCGGCTGGATCGCGCGATGTTCGGGCGCTGGTTCTTGGAGATCGTACTCAGACCGAAACATCGCTGCCGGTACCTCGAGACGTTTGCGTTCGACTTCCGCAGGATCAAGCCAGCCGTGCGGCGCGAGCGTTTCCTGATAGCACCAGGCTCGCAGCACAAAGCCGGTCTGCTGGGCAGCACGACGCTTCAATTCGGTCATCACCCCCTCGGAGTAGTGGTGGGTTGACGCGGCCACGGTGACTGCGGGACGGCCTGGCTGGGCCAGCGTCTGGCCCATCGCAGCATCGAACAGCGGGAGGGAAAACTCGTCGCACTCATCAAGGAGGAGCGCAACAGGATGCCCCCCTCGTATCGACGTCGAGGAGGCCATCAGGCACTGGATCGTGCTGCCATCAGCGAGGCGTGTCCGCATCGCCTGGGGAGCCCCGTCGAGCAAATGCCGCGGCGCGCCCGCATGCTGCCAGGCGCGTTCCATATACGCGTGCACGCGGCGCGATTGCTCCCCGGAGCCACCCAAAATATTCACGGATCCCCCTCGCGTGCAGGCGAGTGTCAGTCCTAAAAGCGCGAGAAGGTAGCTTTTCCCGGAAAAACCACGGCTGCCCTCAAAGATGTGCAGACTCCCACCCCGCACAAAATACGCATCTGCAAAGGCCGCAAATGGCGCGACATGATGCGGGCACACCTGGACTCTGGGAATGTGGACGCCCCAGGTCCGATCCACATAGTCCCAGAGTTGGTCATCAGTTTGAGGAAGCGCCAGAGAACGCTGGTGCTTCCTCAGCGCACTCAGCCCGGCAAGGGCATACAATTCAGGATCCGTCCACCGGGTATCGAAGGGATCGATTGGCATAGTTCACATCATCTTATCGCTCGCCATGGCACTGCGCCAGCAGGGCTTCCGCTTCTGCCAAAACCTCTGCCTTGCTGACTCCGAGTCGATCGGCGACCTGCTGGGCCAGCGCATCCCGACGCAGCCGGATATCCAGCCGCTCCCGGCGGCCCCAGTCGTCAGGCCGGGTGCGCTCCAGATGCCACGCATCGGCCTGCCAGTTCGGCTCGCTATACCGCTCCCGCGTGTCAGTGATCTGCGTGCCATCCTTGAGGACTCTCGTGGTGGTCGTGCGCTCGATCACCGTCCCGCCCTGCCCGGCCTGATTGATGCGCAGGATACGCCGCGCCTCATCCTGGGCCTTGGCGCGCGCAACAGCCCGCGCAAACTGCGCATACAGCGAGGTTTGCTTGCGCGCATGGTGGCGATTTTCGCCGCGGCGGAGCCATTCCGATGCGGTAGATTCACTGATGCCGGCGAGGACCACGGCCCGTACATACGGGATCCCGTCAGCGACAGCCGTCACGATAGCCTGCTGGATGGCAGGCGTCAATTTCGTAGGATGGCCTCCCTTTGCCATACAACGCCCTCACGTCTTTCAGGTATCCCGGCAAACCACGGCCCGCACGCCATCCCTTCCCCTACAGCAGAATATACCGCGAGGCCGGGAGATCCGGCAAGCCGGCCTCCCGATCCAGGGCAGGGGCATCGATCGCCAGGAGATAATCTGCCGACACGTGCAACGCCCGCGCAATATCGCGCAACCGCTCGGCATACACCGACTGCCGGCCGGTCTCGAGCCGACTCAGAACACCAATACTAATATTCGCCAATGACGCGGTTTCCATTTGCGTGAGTCCGCGCTGCCGGCGGACCAGTAAAACGCGCGTGCCAATCGCGGTATCGCGTGCCGTGCGACTTCGCATAGGTGCCTCCTGCTCTCGTTGGATATTCTTCACAAAAAATCTACCATAGATCGCCCTTTTTTTGCAAAAATGCCATTGCACGTACTTGCAATATCCTGCAAAAATGGCATACTCTTCTCAGAAGCAGGGATTGACAACCACACAGCGTGCCACCAAGGAGACCCGGGAAGAGGCAGAGGGAAGCACGCAGCGCCAGGGCGAGAACGGGTACACCCCCCCGGAAGGCGGCTGAAGAAAAACGCCCCCCCAGTGGAGCATCGAACGCGAGGATGCTGGGGACACCACACAGTCGCCGGATACGGCTGGCGGTACCCAATCCGCCCCTGTGAAGAGGCCCTGCAATGGGCCGAAACTGCACACAAGAGGTCCACACGCATGACAGCAACAGATCGGCACAGCAAAAGCAATGGGCAGGGACACGGAATGAATTTTGTACGCCTCGATCTACGCCTTGCCCTCTATCTACGCGATGGGTTGGCCTGCTGTTACTGTGGCAGCGGGATCGAGGATGGGGCAAAATTGACATTGGATCATCTCACGCCGCACAGCCTCGGAGGCAGCAACGCGCCTGAGAATCTGATTACCTGCTGCCACAGGTGCAACAGCAGCCGTGGCACTCGGCCCTATCCCGAGTTCGCGGAAAAGGTCGCCAGCTACCTGAATCACGGAATCACGGCAGCGCAGATTCTTGAGCACATCGCAACGACGAGCGCACGGCCTGTCGATCGGACGCAGGCCAAAGCGCTCTTGACTCGCCGAGGCGGATTTACGGCAGCACTGCAGAGCCTGACGTAGGACGCACAAGGCGCAGGATGCGCCCCCATCAAGGAGGAAAGACGCACGATGACACAGGCACGCCACCCCAGCATCTACTATGCCCTCTATGGAGACTATGCGGGCACCGCCGAGCGACGGCGCGGCGGCTGGCTCTTCCGCCGTGAGGGGGAGCGCCTCGCCACCGTCCTGAGCGCAACCGACACACAGCTGGTGCTGCTCGGACAGGTGGACTTGGTGGCTGACACTGCGCCAGATACGCGCCCCTTATGGGCGCAGATTGCCGATCCAGGGTACTACGAGGGCCGGATCAACAGAGAGTATGTCCGAGGACGATAAATCCGGCCAGACATAGCCAACTGATGGACGCCACCGTCCAGGGGACCTGCCTGGACACCGAGCGCCATCGGAGCGAGGAGACAAAGGAGCAAAACTATGGATCGCACGGCCCTCAAAGCCCAACTGCTGATTGACGAAGGGCGCATCCTGCGTGTCTATCGGGATCCTGTCGGGTTACTGACGGTCGGTGTCGGGCATCTGGTACGTCCAGGCGACCAGTTGCGCTACGACCAGACGATCTCGCTGGACCGCTGTGAGGCGCTCCTCGACGACGATGTCACCGTTGCGCTCATGACCTGTCACAAGATCTGGCCTGCGTTTGACGCCTATCCAGAAGCGGCCCAGCAGGTCGTGGCCAATATGGCGTTCAACCTCGGAGAGCGTCGCCTCCGGAGTTTTCAGCGCATGATCCGAGCGATCGCAGCCTGCCGCTGGCAGGCTGCCGCGGACGAGATACGCCACAGCCGCTATGCCAGCCAGGTTGGCCAGCGTGCGGAGCGGCTCGCGCAACGCCTGGAAAACATAGCGCATGGGAATGAAGAAGCGTCACCGCAGGAGACGTAGCATGGATATACGAGATCGACGCCAGGCGCACTGGTTCTGGATGCATGACACGATCGTCGATCGCGGTCCACAGCTTGGAGCCTATGGCATTGCGGTCTATGCCGCGTTGGCGCGGCATGCCGAGCGAGACGAACAGACGCAGACCTCGCTGTCACGCCTCGCAAAAACGCTGGGGCTCTCGCGGCCCACTATCGTCAAGACCCTGAATGTGCTGATAGAACATGGTCTGATTACCAGGGAGAAGACTGTAACGGTGAACGGAGACAGCAGGACAAATAGATATATCCTGCTTCAACTACAAGAAAATCAAGGGCATGTGCGCTGTGGTAGTAAAGGAGATTTACTAGGTAGTAAAGGAGATTTACTAGGTAGTAAAGGAGATTTACTAGGGGGTAGTAAAGGAGATTTACTAGGTAGTAAAGGAGATTTACTCTCTTTTACTAGCCTTTTAGATCTAGAAAGATCTAAAACTAGAGAAGAAGAAGGCGTCGAGGCGTGTTCGACAGACGAACACGCCCCGCAGCTGGCGCTTTCCACACCCCCGGAAAGCGCCCCTGCGCTCCTGCCGTCTCCTCGGCAGGGCGCTCGCGCTCGACAGCACAAACCACCCCGCGCCAGCCAGTGGCTGTCTCGTGCTGCCTGGGAGGGAACGGACGAGGGCTGGTTTTACGACCTGCTCACCACACAGGACGATCTCTGGCAGCAGCCAGCCTTTGTGCTCAACCTCGATTGGTGGCATGCCCTCGATGTCGTGTACGCCCTGGATGGCCCGTGGTTGCTGGCACAATTCAACCGGATGCGCGTGAAGTTCGCCTCCGGCTATCCTCGGCCTACCTCGGCTGCGGGCTGGAAACGATTTCTGACGGCGTGGATTGACCGCGAATTTGCCAACCAGGCGCGGGAAACTAAACGCGCAAGGAGCACCAATGCCCAGCAAAATCCGCAAAGACACTGACGCCACCACCGAGCCGTACCGTGATGACTGCCCGTTCTGCACGAAGAACGCCACCACCAGGACCCGCGAGGGCGCCTGGAAACGCCAGAGTCACTATCTGCGTCTCGCAGAAGACGAAGGGATCGATGCGCTTGAAGCGCATCTGCAACGGTACCTCGTGCGGTGGCATGCGGAGGATACCGAACTGGCGCGCGAGGCCATCCAGAGCACGCTGGCCTGGGTGTGGGGCCAGGTGCGCACGTACAGCGACATGGTGGACGGCGACACCGGGGCGCCTCTGTCCTGGGCGGAAGGGCGCCGGCAAACGATCCAGATCATGCTGGCGGCCGGCGACGCCCAGGCCGCCAGCGCGGAGGGGGGGCACGATGCTGAGTGATCTCCTGTTGCTGCTCGTCCTCCTGGCCCAGACCTATGTACTGGCGCGGCTGACGCGGGCGGTCGACGGCTTGCGGAGTGGCATCCAGCACCATACGGCGGTGCTGCAACGTGTCAGTAGTGTGTGCTGCGATGAGGAGACGGAGGAGACCGAGGAGACGCGCGAGAGGAGTGCATGTCCCTGATCGCCACGCGCCGCGATGCCATGCCCACGCACGCGCCACCATGTATTGGTGGCACGGCAGACCACCAGAAAGGAACATACCAGATGCGACTCTCCTATCGTGTTGACGTCCTGGCCACGCTGGTCTATGAGTGCGGGACCTACGGCAGCGACGTTGTGCTCGCCTTTGCGGACTGGTGTTACTGGCAGCAGCGTATCCTGCGGGCTCGGCCCTCCCTGCGGGACAACCTCCGGCGCACGAACACGCTCGCCGTCCTGTACAGGGCGTATGCCCTGCCGTGCGCCGCAGGGAGGGCCGGGGCCGATGGCCAGGGGCGCGATCGATGACGCCCTCGGCTCGTGTTGCGCAGCAGACCTGGTTCTGGTGTGATGGAGACTTCACCGAGGTCTTGCAGTGGCTGACCGTACTGGGGTGTACCGTGCGCCAGCTCGGCAGCGAGGGCTGGGCCATCGATGGCCTGAGCGGCCTCACGGTCGGCTTGAACCGCCACGCTCCCGATCCGCGTGGCGTGGCGGTCTGTCTGGCACTGGCCGTGCTGGGCCCGGGTTGGTTGGACGTGTTACCCGACCTGTTAACGCGCGTGGAACAGGAATGGCGCGTGCGCCAGGCGCTCCAGTGGCCAGGGGCTCTCCCCACCACGGACCCAACAACACAGGGAGTCCCCCCATGACTTTGGGGACTCTGTCAAAATTTCCAGCGCCCTATTTTGGCGGCAAGCGGCACGCGGCGCCAACGGTGTGGGCCGCGCTGGGGGATGTGGTGCATTATGTCGAGCCCTTTTGTGGGACCTGCGCTGTCCTCCTCGAACGCCCCCACCCGTGTAACCGCCCGTATTATAGCGAGACCGTCAACGATACCGATGGCTTCCTGATCAACGCCCTGCGGGCAATAGCGTATTACCCAGAGGCCACCGCAGAGGCGGCAAGCTGGTATGTCAGCGAAGCAGACGTGATGGCGAGACATCTTGCCTTAATCGCCTGGGCGCAAGAGGGGCATCTTGACGAACTCAAAGGCACGCCAACCGCATGTGACCCACAGAGGGCCGGCTACTGGCTCTACGGGCTCTGTGCCTGGATAGGGAGCGGCTGGTGTAGCGGCCGCGGCCCCTGGGTCCTCGATCGCGCGACAGGACGCATCACCCGTCGCCCCGGAACGCGGGAGCCCGGGGTGGGGACCAGGCTTCCGCATATGGGGGACGATGGGCGAGGCGTGTTCCATGCCGGAACGCGGGAGCCCGGCGTAGAAGCAGCGCCGGCAGCGCCAGGAGTGGAAGCATTTCACCCAATGACCATGCCCGAGCTGCGGCGCTGGTTTGTATTCCTTTCGGCACGACTCCGCCACGTGCGCATCGTCCATGGGGATTGGACGCGGGTGCTCACAAAAGCGGTGCGTGAGACTGTGGATATCCGCAATCCTCAGAAGAGCCAGCACTGTGGGATATTTCTCGACCCACCCTATAGCCAGGACGTGCGGGCGACGCAACTCTATACGCACGACGGGGATGCCCACGGAGACCTCAACGCGGCAGTCCGCGCCTGGTGCCTCGCCAATGGGACCAATCGACGCTACCGTATTGTCCTCGCCGGCTTTGCCGGGGAAGGGCATGAAGAACTGGTCCGCGCCGGGTGGTGGGAAACGGAGTGGTTTCGTGAGGGCCATCTCCGAGGAGGGATGGCCAACAGAAATCCCGAAGGACACCAGCAGGCCCGCGAACGCCTGTGGATGTCCCCGCACTGTCTCCGACCCGCGCCAGACGCCCAGCTGGGTCTGTGGTGACCGCTGCCGGCAGCGCGCCGGCAGCACGCGCGCGAACAGCACCGCGAACGGCTCTGGCTGAGCCCGCACTGTCTTGTGCGCCACACGTCGGCGGGGCAATAACTCGGCCTGTGGTAAGGCCGGAAGGAGAGGCGGCACAGGATGCCTGAGAGCCCTTATCCTCTTTTCGCCATCGATCCTGGGACACGGAAGCTCGGGTGGGCGGTGCTCAGCTGGCGTGAAGCCCTCTTAGCGTCTGGGACGCTGATTCCGCGCAGTCATCTGCGCGGACAAGACCGGCTGCTGTGGTTCCTCTCACGGCTGCAAGACCTGATCCAGCAGTGGCGCCCTGGCGTGCTCGCTTATGAGGAATTTACGTGGCGAAGCGGGGCGAACAACACGGAGCACTATGTTGTGGGCCGCCCAGACATGGAACGGCTCCTCGGGGGGATTCAGGGGCTCGCGTTGCAGCCTCCGTTTCCCGTCCTCATGGGACTGCTGCCGCAAGCCTGGGGCCAGCGCCTGGTGGGACACCCCGCGCACGAGAAGTCCCAAATAGCCTGGGCGGTCAATGCCCGCCTGGGGACGGCGTTCCGGGGGGACGCCCTCGATAACCATGTCGCCGATGCCGTTGGGATTGGGCTGGTTGCGCTGGATCGCCTGCGGTATACCCAGCGGCTGCAAGGAGGGCAGTGAGTGCGGTGCCGACACGCGCAACGTCGGCGCGGCGACAGAGAGCCCACGGGGAGGAGATCCCCGTGCTTCGAGAGCGTATCGTTCTTGCTGCGACTGTGCGAGGAAGGAGGTGTACGAGCCCACGCCCACTAAAGAATACGGCGATCGAGATCACCATCAGAGAGAAAGGATACACCATTGTACGCAGTGATCAATATCCCGGGAAGCCGCCACTTTGAGTACCACGGGCCAGACACAAAGAAAGGCTGCGAAGAATGGCTGAAAAGCCGCGTAGAAGACTTGCGCGAGACTGAGCTACCCACCTCGATTCTGCCACGCAGGATTCTAAACAATCGTACAGTGGAATCGTGGCGGTACTTGGACGGATCAAAAGTGGTCCTCCCCTACGCCTACTAAAAAGGACACCAGAGCCGCAGGCAAAGCCTGCGGCTTCACCCACAGAAAGGGAAAATATACACACCACCACAAAGAAAGGACAGACCATGCGCACACCAAAGACAGCCACAGCCACCAGCCACCGGGCTATTTTTCGTAAGGCACACGCCGCCACTTCGAGAAAACCACAAGACAGCGAAGCCTCTGCGCGCTTTTACGCCAGCTGTGCAGGCTATGTCGCAGTGTGTGATGCCATGCCACGCGACCCAGGCAAATACGATGCGTATGAGGCTTTGTGTACCACGCAGTGGGTACCCCAAGAGAGCGCCTGGAAGACACTCTGTAGAGCAATGGCGCAAGACGCCGAGAAGCCCTTGCCACCCAGGCCGCTCCAGCAGACACCTAGGCAACCAGAGCCCTCCTTCCCGGTGAGCCGCCTTTTCGAAATCGCAAGCGAGCACTACAAGAAGAAATACCCAAGCGGGAACATACGTCACTCGCAAGCCCTCGCGTTTTGGCAAGCCTGCCTCACACAAGCCGCGCCACGCATCGAACAGGACTACCAGGCCGCGTGGCACGCCTGGCGCACCCAGGAGGAAGAACGCGCAGAGCAGGAGCGCGCAGCGCTAAAGACCTGGCAAGCAGTGTGCACCGAACAATTACGCCAACGGCAGTTTATCGCAGAATTTATCGGGGCCTAGGCCATAGATGCGCCGGCGCCCATGGGTGGCGCCGGCCACACACCAGCGAAAGGACAGACGATGGGTCTCATACCCCCCCCCTCCGAGCACGAACGCGCCGTGCCACTGATTTCGCTGAACAGCGCCGACCTGGCGGGTGTCAGCCTGCAAGGCGCGCAGCTGCAAGGCGCCACCATCCAGGGCGCGGACCTGCACAATGCGGATCTGCGCGACACGGACCTGCGCCATACCGATTTCCGCAATACCAACCTCACGGGCGCGGACCTGCGTGGCGCGGACCTGACGGGCGCGGACCTGCGTGGCGCCACGCTCATACGGGTGAATGCGCGTCACGTCAGAGCCGCCGGCGCGAATCTGCGCGGGGCGACCCTCCGCGGCGCCACGCTCAGAGAGGCGCGCTTGCCTGGCGCACAGCTGGGGAATGCCGGACTGCGTGGCGCGGACCTGACCGGCGCGGACCTGACGAACGCGGACCTGACGAACGCGGACCTGCGCGGGGTCTGCATCATCGGAACATGCCTGCGCGGCGCGCGCCTGCACGGCGCGGACCTGCGCGACACGGATCTCGAAGAAGCGGATCTGGACGATGCGGATCTGACCGGGGCCAACGTCAAGGGGACATGGTTGGATACCGGAAGCGAGGTATAACTGCGCGCCGGTGCCCATGGGTGGCGCCGGCCACCCACGAGAGAAAGGACAGACGATGGGTCTCATACCCCCCCCCTCCGAGCAC